GGCGCTCATGACAGCACCCCCTCCCGCCGGAGCACCTCGTCCGCGAGGCGCTCCTGGGCATTGGCCGGCCAGCCTTCGCCGTGGCGAGGGAAATCGTGGGCCATGTCATACAGACCGCGAGCACGGGCCAAGGACATGGACGCACGACGGCGCCGGCGGGGCGCGTCCTGCGCCTCGCCGACGATCTCGCCCATACCGTACTGGGCGGCCAGCTCCGTGGCCGCTTCAATGTCGGCCGCGGTGACGCGGCCGCCGGTGGAAGTGAGGTAAGCAGGCATCACTTATCCTCCTGGGCAACCCACACATTGGGCGCCCAAACCGGATCGGACTGGACTGCTCCAGTCCGATCCCGCCACTCCTCGAATTCCCGCAGCGCCGGCAAGAACCGGCAGTCCTCCGGACACTTGATCTCGCCGCAGTACATGCTGGTACATGCGGCGGGGTATATTCTCTTTTGCATAATGTCCTCCTCTTTCCTAACGCCCAAAGTAAAGCACATGCCTGTCACCGTGTCAAGCAAATTTTCGGGATTGACACGAACCTGGCTATGTGCTTGACTTTCCACATGGATATTCGGAAGTTCATCACCACATACGGCCAGGCCAGGCTGGCCAGAAGGCTTGGGGTCACACGGCAGTGCGTCTGGCAGTGGGCCCGGGGCGAGCGCCGGATCCCTCGCCGGCACTGCGAAGCCATTGAGGAAATGACCGGCGGGCGCCTGAAGGCCCGAGACATCAACCCCAAGGCGTTCCAGTAGCCGCCATCTGGCGGCTTTTCTTTTCCGGGGGAGTATTATGGGAAATCTCCATTGGTCAGAATCAGACTGGGAAACGGCTCCGTGCAACGGATGCCCTCATGAGCGCGACTGTGCGACACGGCGCCTATCGTGTCGGGGATTTAACGAGTGGGTGCGTCGGGGAGCGAATATGGGCCCTACACCTCCGAGCCGTGCTCATTATCTCTCACTGTTTCCTGGAGAACGCCATGGACTCCGCTGATCAGGCTGGTCAGGAGCTGGAGGAATGGCTGGAGAAGTGCATCCAGGCTGCGCGAGGCGTCAAGCCTCCACAGGATGGTCCGCTTCAGTGCGAGGACTGCGGCGCCGAGATTCCGCTTGAGCGCCGGCGCGCGGTCCCTGGGTGCACGCGGTGTGTAGACTGTCAGGATATTGTGGACCGCCTGTGCGCTTCAGGACTGTCGCCGTAGGCGCAACAAGAGCCCATTACAGGCGACTTCTCTCCCAAGTAGTACCCCAACTATTGGGCAAGAAAAATCTTCTGAGATCGCTCAGGAGACAGTCAAGAACAAGTATTAGAATATTATAAAAAAGCCCCGGCTAATGCCGGGGCAAACCAACCAAGAGGAGGAAGAGATGTTGTTGTGAAGCTTGGCCAGTTATCTCTGACTCAATGAAGGAATTATAGCCTGCCCGTTTACAAAGTCAATCACAATACTTGAACCCAATTCCAAGACTTTCATCCCATGGTGGAATATCCGGGTCGTCCCACAGGGGGAAATTGTGATTCGGGTAGGTGATACGGAAATCTGTTGACTTGTTTCTTGGTCTCTTGCCCTTGATTCTAGCAACTGTGTTCCTGATGTTACTGCAATCATCCCAATGATCTGAACCGTCAAGATTGCAAGGTTCAATCTTTCCGTTGCGCCGGCGCCTGAATGTAATTACAGCGCCGCATTTCCTACATTTTGCCTTTCCAAATGTGCTCATACATTTTCTATAGACAATAAGGGTCTTTTTGACCGTCCATGCCTGGATCATGTTTCGATCCTGGCATCGGGGCAAGGTCAGTCAACCCCAGAGCCCTAATGCACGCACCTGCTGTCAGCGAAGGGTTTCGCGGAGTCCACCCGCTGCACGGGAACCCCCAACCGCTAGAACATCCATGTCTCAACGCTTTTGATCGCTGTTTTGCCCTGCTTCCTCGATTTTGGCAAGGTCACAGGATTGAGCTGCGCCGGTCTAAGCGCACGCGTGCATACCTGCTTTTCTGACTGGCGGCCACAGGTGGAGGCCCACAACTGACGGGAGTCGTGCCGGTCACCTTGACCACGCGAGGGGGATTGGTTAGACTTTCCTCTCGTGGTGTAGTGACATCATCACATTACCGCAGTTACTTGGCCTGATCAACCTGTAACGTCACGGGCTTGGGCGATTACAGGATGGGCTGGGTAGTCTGGGCGACCAGATCCCGGTAACTGCGTCCTCCAAGGGGCCCTTCGGGGCCCCTTTCTATTGACACCAGCATGTAAAGCAGAGACAATGACTGTGCCCCGTCTGCGCACGGGGTTCCGCTATAGCGGGTTGAAGGCGAAGGCGCTAGGGGCCAGGCTTCGGTCTGGCCCTTTCTTTTGCCTTCACAAGTCAAGCGCCCTGTGCCATAATTGGACAAATCCATACCGGAGGACAGGGTTTGAAACCTGCCGCTGTCGTTGGGGTGACCCGCCGGATCCAGACGCTGAGCGATGGGACGTGCCGGGTCGTGATCGATTTCGAGCCGGACGACCTTCTGGAGGTGGTTCAGTCCTTCGGCGCCCCGGGGACGGCCGTGGCAGTAGCTCGTCTATCTGATCCGGCCGCACTCTCTGCGGCACAATCCCACAGATTTGGAAACGAGGCCCAGGCCCTGCGCCAGTCCGGGTTCTTCCGCCGACCTGCCGTGTGGCGGCTGGTGGGGGATGATTGCGAGTACCTGTCATGGTTGCGCCTGCAGAAATGTTGCGTGAAAGGTGGGGGTCATGGCGGTGACGTTCAGGCTGCCCATGTCCGCAGGGTTGCCGCTGGTGCAGGGACTGGCGTCAAGCCAGAGTATTCAGCGGTCCCCATGTGCGCCATCCATCATGATGAGCAGCATCGAAAGGGAGAATCCGCAGTGGGGGGGCGGGAGTTTCTGGAGGAGCAGGCGGTCAAGCACGTTGAAGAATGGGCCTGGCATATGCTGAAGGCAACGCTTGGGTTTTCTCACTGGTACGAGGTCCCGCCCGAGATCCTGGCCGAGTGGGCCATGGAGCGTGACGTGTTTCACTTCCTGCCAGAGTGCTACCGGGAGGCGCTGGGTGAGCAGGTTTGAGGACGCGATAGGGGTGGTCCTCGCTCACGAGGGAGGCTATGTCAATCACCCGGAAGATCCGGGAGGAGCGACGAAGTTCGGTATTTCCCTGCGGTGGTTGCGGCAGGAGCTTGGGGATGATGCTGATTTCGATCTCGATGGGGATGTGGATGCAGAGGATGTCCAGTCGCTGACCGAGGAACAAGCGAAGGAAATTTACCGGGTGCATTGGTGGGACAAGTACGGGTACGGCAGGATCGTGTCGCAATCCATCGCCACCAAGGTACTCGATCTGGCTGTCAATATGGGCGCCAGGCAGGCCCACAGGATCGTGCAGAGAGCGCTTGCCTCGTGCGGTAAGCAGGTGAAGGATGACGGGATCCTGGGGCCGGTGACATTGGGGGCCGTCAATGGTGTCGGATACACGATGCTGTTGGCGGCGATCCGTTCCGAGGCGGCCGGGTTCTATCGCGGGCTGGTGATGCGCAACGCCGCATTGCGTAAGCATGGAATCAAGGCGCCGGATTTTTCCGTGTTTCTCAAGGGGTGGCTGCGGAGGGCATACTCATGAAGTACCGGGGGATCGTGAAGAGGTCGCGGACGCTGGATGCTGCCGTGCTGGTGGCCGTGCTGGGGGCGGTAGAGCTGAATTTCCCGCTTCTCCAGGACATGCTCGGAGAATGGTACGGAGTGTCCTACATCTTCATCGCGGGTTTGATGGCCTATCTGCGTTTCGTGACCACGGGCCCGGTGGGGCAGAAAGATGATCTCGAAGATTAAGACATGGGGACTGGTGGTTCTTGGCCTCGTGTCGGCCGGCGCGGTGGCAATGGCGCAGTTCTTCCGGGCCCGTGCGGAGGCCGTGCGCAGGCAGATGGCCGAGAACAGGGCCCGGGCCAGGGCGAGGAGAGAATACCTGTTGAGGCGGGCCCAGGAGGCCCAGAGTCGCGCACGGGCGGAGGGTCAGAAAAATGTGGAACATGCACGGACTGAAGGCCGCCGGGGCCGCTTTACTGGTTGGACTCGCAAGTGGTAGCTGTGCATGCGATCCGGTCGTGGTGGAGCCGCCACCGCTGCCGCTGCCGCCACGGCCGGACTTGGAGACGATTCAGCAGGAGGATATTCGTGTATCACGTCCAGGATGGTATGAGATCAGAGATGAGGCCCTTATTAATCTCTACACGCGAGAAGCGCAGATCAAGGCGTATGCCGAAGAACTGGAGGGGATCATTCGCTCGACGCATCAGCAGTAGCTGGGGCGAGCTGTCAAAGATAGAACAAGTAGGTCTCGTGGTGGGGTATGTGTTTGCCGCGGTCGTTGTCGTGCTTGTCGTTGTGATGAGATGAGCTATACTGTTGAAAAGACAGAGAAAGGCTGGATCATACGGAACAAGTATGGCGATCAGATCAACAGGCTGTGCTGGAAAGAGAAGCGTCTCGCCGTCAGGTACGCAAAATTCCTGTCGAGCATGTGGGGCGGTGAAGTTCACGATAGCGGGGAGGCCGCAGCCGAAGCAGCGCCCCAGGACGATCAGGAAGGGTAACAGGGTGTGGACATACACGCCGGCAAAAACGAAAGCATGGTGTGAACTCGTGGGGATTCTGGCGAAACTTGCGATGCGAGGCATGGCGCCATTCACGGGCCCGGTCAGCCTGACTGTGAACGTGTGTTATGCCGGCGGGACAGGGCCTCATGACAGGCGCCCGGACCTGGACAACATCATCAAATCCGTCAAGGACGGGCTGAACGGCGTGGCATATCACGACGATTCACAGGTCTGGAGAGTGACGGCGACGAAAGTGTGGGGAGAGAAGGACGAGACAACGGTTGAGGTGAGGAGTGCACGTGGCACGGGAGAAGGTGGTCATGGAGAATGAGCGCCAGACGCTCAGGGTGCTGCTCGCGCCCTCCGGATACCGCGTGCGGGCCCGCACCGAGAGGGGATGGACTGAGGTCCGTCACGGCCTGACGCTGGCGCAGGCCCACCGTGTATTCGTTGCTATGGGAGGGGAATATGGACCCCATTGATCGCTGGTGCGAGGAGTTCGACCTGCCCCGGGAGCACGGGGAGGAGATCCTGGAGTGGGCGCTTTACATGATGGACCAGGCAAGAACGTCAGGAGTCCAGCCCATGAGCGTGCTGCAGGCCGCAGGCATGCTCTATGCCATGGCCGGAGCTGCCTGCGACATGCCGTATCCCAAGGCCCGGGAATTGTGGGAGAAGGCCATGGAACACTGGTACGCAGTGGCCCGGGACGAGATGGATCATGCCGAGTCCGACGAGAGCAGGGTCGTCAGGGGCGGTCTGGAGATCGTTACATGAGGTGGATTGAGATCAGTCTGTCGGTGGTGGTCGTGGTCTGGGCCGTGGTGACCACGTACCTGATCGTGATGGGGTACTGATGCCCAAGGAATTCGAGAAGTGCGTCAAGCAGGGAGGCCGGGTGAGAACGAAAACCCTGTCCGGAGGCAGGTATATGAACATCTGTTTCAAGGACGGCAAGAGTTACCCCGGCGAGGTGAAAAAGAGAAAGGGCCTCTCGCGGGAGTTCATGCGATGAAAGCGGAGATCAGGTGGTCCCTGGTACGGCTGTTCGGGTCAGTCATCTCGGCTGTAGCGGCGTCTGCGGCGGTCTGGGGGTTGGTCGGGGCCCTGCTTGCTGCAGGACTGTTCTACGGCACGTGGATTTATTACGTGGCCGTGATGCACCTGGCGTCACTCCGGGATCAATATCGGACGCGCGGGGAGAAGCCGCCGTTCCTGTTCCGGTGGTTTGCGTGGCCGGCGGCCTACCTTTTCCTTGTCGTTGATGTGCTTTTCAATGCCGTCTACGGGACGATTCTGTTTCTTGAGGTTCCTCGTGAGTGGTTGTTCACAGATCGGGTGAGCCGGTGGAACGATTCGGACGATTGGCGCGGAGACCTGGCGAGGTTGATATGCCGGCAGCTCCTGGACCCGGCAGATCCGACGCGGAGGCATTGCTCATGAATGAAGAATGGGTCTGGCCGGCCATTGTGATCGCGGCCACGTTCGGAGCTGTGATGGGGATGGCAGATGCCAGGGAATACCCTTACAACGAAATGGTCTATGCCCAGGAGTGGTGCCAGAAGGTGGGGGGATACGGGGCCGGTCATCCTGCAAACACGATCCGGCACAAGGTGACAGGCAGGGTCCTAGGTTTTTCTGACTGCATCACAGAGGATTACGTCATCGAGGTGGACTTCGGCAAGAAGTGGCGGGACTGTATTGCTCAGGCGCTATGGTACTCTATGAACACCGGACTTAAAGCAAAATGTGTACTAATAACAAAGCCCTACGGTGAATACCACCGCAGGGCCTTGTTTTTCTCGCACCACTACACGCTCCCTGTGGAGGTGGATATATTCAATCCACCTGGTCAAGCAGGATCTGGCGGATGATCCTGGCCGCGCTCCATCCCGTCCGCTTCTGCAGGCGCCGCAGGACGGCGTTGGCGTCGGGCGGGATTTCCAGGCAGATCCTCCGGCCACCGGCACGGCGGAGCGCGTCCTTGCGCTCACGCTGCCACTTGGTCCGGTTAAAGGTCATAGCCCAGTTCCTTAGCCACCACCTGGGCCTTGTAGCGCCCGGCGTTGTTCAGCATCCGGACCCAGGCACCACGGCTCGGGCTCCACTTGAATCCGTTCCGCTTCAGCAGGGCCCGCACCTCTGCATCAGGCTTATCCGGGAACACGAACTGGACGCGGTTGTCCTCCTCCTTGTAAACCACTTCGTCCCCAAGATCTTTCTCCACGTCTTCCCGGTCAGCGGCCGCCCGAAGTTCCGTCAGGCGCTTCTCCATGCGCTTGATGTTGGCCAGGTTGTTTTTGAGCTGCCACTGGGCGAATCCGTATCCGCCAATCAGTCCTTCGTCCGTAATGGCGTTGGCCGTGCGTTCGGACAGTCCCAGCTCCACCAGATCCGGGATGGCGTCCTTGACGTTGCCGGCCTTGGCCGCCTTGCGAATCACCCGGTTGGCGGCCTTCATCATTTCCTGCTCGTCCTTGGCCTTCTTGATCTTCTGCTCCAGCTTGACCGCCGCATCGGGGTCATCGGAAGAGATGCCACCGCGCCCGACACCCGCGGCCTTGGCGCGGTAGTAGGCGGCCTTCTTGTCCGCCTCTACCGACTTACGGATGAACGCATCCATGCGCCCGATGTCACGGCGGTGGCGTTTCTCGCTGTGGTGCCCCACCAGGATAGGCTGCCCCATGGGGATCATGTCGCCAATCTGGCGGAACCGGCGGTAGGCGTCTTGGGATTCCGCCTCCGCCTTCTCGGCCAGCTCAAGGTATCGCTGGCGCTTGGCCTCCAGTTTGCTCTCGTACTCGTTCATTCGTTTTCCTCCCTCAGCACTGAAAACACCTTGATTCCGGATGCCCGCTCCAGGGCGTCCTCCGCCTCGCGGAAGGCCATCAGGACCTCACCCTGTCCGGACTCCTCGCCGGGGTACAGCTCGCACAGCTCGGCCAGGGCCTCGGCCTCGTCGGGGGCGGCGAAGCACGCCTCCTTGAGAGCCTCCTTGTCCACGCACTCGAAGAATTCAGCGATGGTGAAGTATGAACTCATGCTTCGTTTCCTCCTCTCTCAACTGACGCTGACAGTATAGCGCAATACTGAGCCATGTCAAGCAAAAAAACATCAAGCAAAACAACGTCTAAGAAAAAAGTTGCCAAGCGCAAGGTCGGCAGGCCCAGCACGTACAAGCCGGAATATTGCGATGTGGTGCTGGATATCATGCGACAGGGCGGGACAATCGCTTACGTAGCGTCAGAACTTGGTACATCCAGGTCTGTGATCTACCAATGGGCATCGAAGAATCCGGAGTTTGCGGCCGCCCTCGAAAAAGGCCGCGAGTTGACGGAGCGTTGGTGGACGCAGTTCGGTCTGGCGGGAATGAGGGGTGAGTACCCGAAATTTGCACAGGGCGCGTGGGTATTCGCGATGAAGAATATCTGCAAGTGGACAGACCGCCAAGAGATTTCGGGACCTGACGGCAAGCCGATCCGGACGGAATCGACGCAACGACTACCGCAGGACCAGGTAGACGCCATCGTCAAGGCAGTCGAGGCGAGACATGGCAAACAGGGCTGATGATCTGTTCAGATATGTCACGCCTGAGCAGTGGTGCACTGCTGACCTGCTGGCGTACACCTGCGCGATGTGGCCGCAGTATCAGATCGGACGGCATCATGCGCTCATCGCCCAGAAGCTGGAGGATGTGGCGCGGGGAAAATGCAAGCGATTGCTCATCATGGCTCCGCCGAGACACGGGAAAACCCTGCTGGTCAGTCAGTTTTTCCCGCCATGGTTCATGGGTCGTGAGAGGGAGGCGTCCGTCATCTACGCTACCTATGCGCAGGACAGGGCCAATGACGTGGGGAGAGCGGTGCGGGACGTGTTGATGGACGAGACTCATCGCATCATCTTCGGCCAGAAGTTGCGCGATGACTCGAAGGCGGTGCACAGGTTCCAGACAGACACCGGAGCCCAGTATTTCGCCGTTGGTGTCGGCGGGCCCGTGACAGGACGCGGCGCGGATGTATTCATCATAGACGATCCGCACAAGGGGCGGAAGGATGCATCGAGCGAGACCATGCAGCGCCGTGCCATCCAGTGGTACTCGTCCGTGGCTTACACACGGCTGCACCCGGGTGCGGCCATCGTGATGATCCTGACGCGCTGGGACGAGCGCGACCTGGCTGGCCAGATCTTGGAGCGCGGAGGCGAGGACTGGGAAATCATCCGCCTGCCGGCCCTGGCTGAGGATGGCGACATTTTGGGCCGGCAACCTGGGGAGGCGCTGTGGCCGGAGAGGTACAGCGCCGAGGAGCTGGAGCGCATCCGGTCGGTCATGCTGCCCGCGGACTGGATGGCCCTCTACCAGCAGGCGCCGACGGCGGCCGACGGAGACCTGTTCCGGCGAGAATGGGTGCGGCGGTACAAGGCCCTGCCGAAGGATGTAGTTTACTACGTGACGGCTGACTACGCGGTGACGGAAGGGGCCGGGGATTACACCGAGATCGCGGTCTGGGCCGTTGATACGCGGTGGAACCTGTATGCAGTGGACTGGTGGTACGGACGTGAAGACTCCAGCGTCTGGTCCGAGAAGACCATAGACACGATAAGGTACAAGCCCCTGTCTGCCTACTCTGAATCAGGCGTCATCCGGCGCGCGGTTGAGCCCTGGCTGCGCATGAGGATGCGTCAGCGCCAGCAGTACATCGCCATGCAGTGGCTGCCGACGATAGGAGACAAGACTGCGAGGGTACGGTCGTTCCAGGCCAGGATGGCAGCGGGACAGGTCTACTGGCCGGAGACAGACTGGGCGGACCGGGTGATCGATCAGCTCATGCGATTCCCGCACGGGCGGTATGATGATGCCGTGGATGCCTGCGGACTGATGGGCCGGGCGATGGATGCACGAGCCGCCCATGCGGCGAAGAAGCAGGGCAGGACAGGGCTGGTGCCATTCACCCAGGAATGGCTGGAATACGAAGAAAAACGCGAGGTTAGACCGTTTTGATGCACGAAGAACATGAGGAGCAGAAGCTCCCAAAAATCTGGTCCGAGCGCATCGAGAAGGCGCTGAAGGACGAGAGGCACGAGCACAAGCGTATCACCGCGCTACGGCAGTATGTCTCAGGACGGTATTCCGACGACATGCGAAGCCAGTACGCGGTCCGCGTCAACGTGGTTATGGCCACGCTCCAGGGCCTCATGCCACACGTTTACGCGCAGGCCCCGGACGTGGCGGTCACGGCTGTCCCGGGCGTCACCGGGACGGTGGATCCGATGGTCAAGCGTTTTGCTGGCACACTGGAGGGTGTGCTGTCACGGCAGCTCAAGGACGCTAGGCTGCGCAAGCTGGGCAAGCGGTGCGTGCGCGCGGCCATGACCACTGGGCTGAGCTGGGCCAAGGCGTCGTACCAGCGCGACATCTACCGCGATCCGCACATCGAGCGCCGGATCCAGGATGCCCAGGAAGAACTCAGGCGCCTGGAGCATCTGATGGATGAGTGCGAGGACGACACGAAGGAGGAGCACGAGGCCAAGATGGAGATGCTCCGCGATCTCGTCAGGTCGCTGGAGGAGAAGGTCGAGGTCGTCCGACAGGAAGGCTTGGTGCTTGACTACGTGAGGGATGAGGACATCATCGTGTCACCTGCGGTGGCGACGCTGGAGGACTACATCTTTGCTCCCTGGATCGCGCATCGGATCTGGATGACCCAGGACCAGGCCGCAGAGACATTCGACCTGGATTCCGATGACCTGGCCAAGGCGGACAAGTGGCGCAAGCCGGGCGACGAAGATACCGATTCGACCGACAGGTCGCAATGGGTTGCGGTGCTGGAGATCTGGGACTCAACGTTCAAGACGGTCTATACCCTCATTCAGGGCATGGATAAGTGGGCGCGAGATCCGTTCTCTCCCACGAAGACCGGGGAGCGGTGGTACCCGTTCTTCCTGCTGGCGTTCAACTGGGTCGATGGTGAGCGAAGGCCGATCAGCGATGTCGAGCTGTGGGCCGACCTGCAGGACGAATACAACGACACCCGGACGAAATACCGTGAGCACCGAAAGAAGGCCGTGCCGGCCAGGGTGGGGGCGGCTGGCTCACTGAGCCCGGAAGACGCCAGGAAGCTGGCCAATCCTGATCTCAACGAGTACGTCCTGGCAGACCTTCAGACTGGCCAAAGGGCATCGGATGTCGTGGGGATCATTCCCTATCCTCCCGTCGATCCGGGGCTGTATGACACCAGCCAGATCAGGTCTGACCTGGAGATGGTCTCCGGTCTGCAGGACGCCGCTCGCGGCACCGTGGCCAGGGCCAAGACAGCGACAGAGGCGGAGATCCTGCAGATGGGGCTCGTCTCGCGCACGACAGAGAGACAAGCTTCGGTGGAGGAGTGGATCGAGGAAATGGCACAGTATTGTGCCGAGATCTTGCTGCAGAACATGACCAAGGAGCAGGTGATGAGAATCGTCGGGCCGGATGCGGTGTGGCCGGAGCTTGACAAGGAAGACATCTTCAACATGGTCAACATCGAGGTCCGTGCCGGGACCACTGGACGGCCGGACCAGCGCAGAGAACAGCAGACCTGGATGCAGCTTCTTCCTCTCATCCAGCAGACCATCCAGCAGATCGCCCAGGCCGAGGCCCAAGGGATGGAATCCTTGGCCAATGCCGGAAGGTATCTGCTCCAGGAAACACTCAGGCGGTTTGACGAAACCATAGACATTGACGAGGTGATGCCCAAGCAGGCAGCGCCGATGCAACTTGTGGAGGGTGTGCAATGAGCGACGAGAAAACGAACGAGAACGAGGAGACCCTGGAGGCGGCCATTGAAGCTGCGCTGGGGGCGGATACGACTGAAGAGGAGAAGGACACGGCGCCGGACGAAGATTTGGACGGGAAGGAAGAGGATAAGTCCGAAGGGGAAGACGAGGGTGAAAAGTATCATGAGAAGGAAGAAGAGGAGGGTGAAAAGGGCGAAAAGCAGGAGACTGACGAGGAAGAACTGGATGACGACAAGCTGATCGCGAACCTGTCCGAACGGGCGCAGAAGCGGTTCCGTGACCTGACACAGAGACTGTCAGAGGCAAACGAGCGCCTGCAGCAGTGGGAGGAGGTGATCAGCCAGACCAAGGCATCATCGGAAGAACTGGCCATGCTGCTGGAATATTCCCGGCTAGTGCATGGCACGGATGAGGACAAGCGCAAGGCCCTGCAGATCCTGGAGCAGGAGCGCCAGGCGCTGGCGCGGCAGATCGGCGAACCGGTGCCCGGCGTCAATCTGCTGGACGATCACCCGGACCTCAAGGCTCGCGTGGCCGAGATGGAAATATCGGAAGAGGATGCCATTGCCATCGCCAAGGCCCGGAATCTGGAAAAGCGGGTACAGGAGCAGGCGCAACAGCAACAGCAGGCTGAGCAGAAGTCGCAGGAAGAGGCCCAGAGGGTGGAGCGCGCCCTGAACCAGCTTGACGCACTGGGGACCCAGCTCAAGCAGCAGGACCCGGATTACGAGGCCAAGATCAAGATCCTGAGCGAGCACACCATCCCGTGGATCAGGGAGAACCTGCCGCCTGAGTCGTGGGCAGAGGCCATTGCACGGGAATACCAGATGCTTTCATCCGTCGCGGCCAAGCCACAGCCGGACCAGTCTCCGCTGAGGCCGACAGCAGGCAGTGGAGGCGGCAAGAAAGAGCCCAAGAGCATGGAGGACGCCATTGCCCAGGCACTGGACGGGGCGGCATGATCGTGCTATAACGTTTGTAAACATGCGCTCACTGCGAGCGCTTGCCACGCTGGGCGTAAGCCGGGTTCGCCGCCGGCGCGCAGTCAAGCAGGGTGTCGCGCCCCTGCCGGTGTGTGAAACGTAGTTCGTGACACACAGACAGGAGGTGCGACATGCCTTTCACGTCAGCCGAGATCCAGCAGGCCGGAAAGGCCGCGCTGGACTTCTACATGAAGAACAAGCCCATCGACCAGGTGGGCACCGAGCGGCCGCTGCTCAAGAAGCTGATGGCCACCAAGAAGCCCTTCCCGGGCGGCAAGCAGTACATCGTCGAGCAGCTTCGGAAGTCCTACGACTCGAACTTCCAGTGGTTCTACGGCGACGGACAGGTCAGCTACAACAAGCGCAAGACTATCGAGCAGGCCCAGTTCCCCTGGCGGTCCTGCCATGACGGCTTTGCCTTGTCGGAAGATGACCTGTTCCAGAACGGGATCACGATCATCGAGGGCAAGGGCGGCAACAACAGCGGAGCAGAGCGGGTGCAGCTCACGAACCTGCTGCAGGAGAACATCGAAACCCTGCGGTTGGGCTTCGAGGAGAAGTTCGACTACGAGCTGCACCAGGACGGGACCCAGTCCGCGGACGCCGTCGCTGGCCTGGACCACCTGATCGCGCTGAATCCGACCGTTGGTACGGTGGGCGGGATCGACCGCGCCACGAACACCTGGTGGCGGAACGGGTACGTGACCGGGCTTACCACTGCCAACCTGCTGGACAACATGGAACAGCAGTGGCGTAACTGCGTGCGCAACGGAGGCAAGCCGGACTTCATCATCGCCGGCGAGGACTTCATCGATGCGTACCGCTCGGCCACGTCTTCCAGCAACCGCGTCATTATCCAGAACGGCAGCACTATCCAGGCCGAGGGAGGCACCGTGGAGTATTCATTCCATGGCGTTCCCATCGTTTGGGACCCTGTGTTCCTAGACCTGGACACCAATCTGCTGCCCCCGACCCCGTGGCAGAAGCGGTGCTACTTCATCAACACCAAGCACCTGAAGCTGAAGCCCGGGCAGGGTCATGACATGGTGACCCGCACGCCGCCCCGTGTTTACGACCGCTATACGTACTACTGGGGCCTGACCTGGAAGGGCGGGTTGTGTGCCAACCGCCTGAACGCTCATGCCGTGCTGGCTATTGCGTAAGGAGGGATAACGATGCAGACGAAAGTCATTGGCGAGGCCATCAACCTGACCGTTGCGGCGGCGGGTACGGCGGTGACCCTGAACGGCACGCCGTTCATGCAGAACCGTGAAGCCACGGTGGTGATTTCCACCAGCGGCCTTGCGGGGGCGACCCTGAGGATCCAGACCTCGGAGGACAACTCCACGTGGACCGACCTGGTGACAGTCAATTCTCAGGGCCCGGTGAAGATGGCTCAGTTCCGAGTTACGCCGTACATCCGGTACAACGTGACCACGGCCGGAACCGGCGGGACCGCAAACGTCTACCTGCTCGGCGCAGCGTAAGGAGGTCACATGAAACTGTTCAGGTGTGTAATCGTCCGCGACCCGATGGAGAAGATCGTGCGTGAGATTTTCGCGCACGAGCTTCCCATACTCCAGGCAATGCACGGGGAATCGGCGGTGGTCATCGAGGAGGAAATCGAGGCCAGCCTGGACCGTGACCCGTCGTCCGAGTACCAGCGGCTCGAAGGGCTGTATGGGTTGCATCCGGAGGCCGGCGTGCCCTGGGTCCAGGTCGTGTACGGTCTGGAGATGGAAGGTCGCCTGGCCAAGGCCATGGGCGGGCGTTCCGTGTCGTCCGGGGCGGTGCCTGACGAGATGGATTACGAGTCATTCACCGCCGTGGAGCTGCGGGCCCTGCTGGACGAACGCGGGGTGGAAGTTCCATCCCGCGCCAGCAAGGGTGAGTTGGTGGCGCTGGCTAAAGCCACGGCCTGATGGCCTACCAGATCCCGCAGTTCACAGGGAACCGCACACGCCACCGGGAGACGGTTCCGTCGTCCACCACGTCCACGCCGGTCTGGCTGGACTGGCCAGGGCGATGGCCGCTCTCGGTGGCCGTGTATACCACGTCACTGGCTCGCATCGAGTACACGCTTGACGACAAGGCGGCCGTAGATGGCGGGACGGCGACGTGGATCGCGTGGTCGGAGGGAGACGTGACGAAGGACACGGCAAACACTCTCGATGGTCCGATCGCCGCGGTGCGGTGTGTCACCGGGTCTGGATCTGCAACCTTCGTGATACTGGGGTGATGTCATGTGGCCTTTCAAGAGACGCGCGCCCGCGCAACTTCCTGAACTCAATACCCATCCTGTCCACCTGAACCAGCCCATTCCTGTAGCTCGGCACCTGGGCCGGGTGGCCCGCCTCATGCGGGCGATGCAGACCGAATCTGACAAGGCCAGGCTCGCATCCTACCAGGATGAGCTGGATCGGAGGATCCTCATGCTGCGCGCCGCTGGAGTGAAGGTTCCGAGAACGGCAGAGGAGGCGGAGGCGATGCTCAATGGCTAACCTGAACATCTATGACACGTTCCGCAAGAACCGCCTTGATCCGTCACAGGGGGCTGTTGCCGGGACACTTAGAGTCGCTCTGGTCACGGCGACATACACTCCAAACCAGAACACGCACGAATTCTGGTCAGATGTATCGGCCAACGAAGTCAGCGGAACGAATTACACGGCTGGCGGAAACGCTGCGGCCAATGCCACCGTGACGATGGATGCCGCTGGCCTGGTGAAATTCGATGCAGACGACCCGGCGGCGTGGCTGCAGAGTGCAACCGGGTTTTCAAACGCCAGGCGGGCAATCATCTATTACGACACCGGAATCGCCACGACATCTCGCCTGGTTGCCTACTCTAACGATTTCGGCGCGGACAAGGGAAACACCGGAGGGGATTTCTCCATCGCGTTCGACGCGAACGGGATCTACGACCAGGCGAGGTAGTCATGGCGGCGCCTGTAATCGAGGGAACATATACTGCCACGTCTAGCGGTGCGATCACGTGGGACATAACGGGTGTCGTTATTCCGGCAGGATTAACGGACGGTTTGCTGGTCGTCGGCAACAGTTACGAGTACGGGAACGGTGGTGCAGAGTCGCTGGTAAACAGCGTCGTTATTGATCCGGGCGGTGCGAACGAGGCTGCGTTCACACGAGCGGTGAATGCGAGTGTCTTCGCTTCATACGGGAACGAGGCGAGTATCTGGTATCTGAAGGGTGCGAGTATTCCACCGGCCGGGACTTACACAGTCAGGATCAGCACAGATCTTCCAAGCGGAAGTGCCTACACGGTTTATGCAGCGAGCGGATGCTATGTGCTCAGCGGCGCGGACCAGACCACGGTCCCGGACGCCACGGCTAATCAAACTGCAACAGTTAATGCAGGTCTGACGACGAACATTACGACTGTTGCTGCCGATACGCTGGTCCTGGACAGCTATTCGCAGGGCGATAACAACGCGCCGACGGCCAATGCCGGGCAGACGGTGCGATGGGATCTGGCGAGCGGGACGAGCCGGGGGACGAGTTCGACGAAGGGTCTCACAAGTGCCGGGACGGCAAGTCTAGGCTATACACATGCGAGTTCCAATCGCGTAGCCCATTCGCTGGCATCGTTTGCCGCGACTGCTACGGGCGGGGGGACGGTGACGCTCACCAAGGCAACCCTAAAATCTGTATCGGCAAATCCAGCGAAAGCAAACGAGCAGGCCCTGATGGCCAAGTCCCAGATCCAACCCATATCTCCACAGCCTGCATCTATCAACGAGCAGATCCAAATAACGATGGTATCAATGCAATCGTTGTCGGCCTATCCCATTCTGGTATCAGAAGCCATCATCATTGCCCTGGTATCTCTAGCAGCAATATCGGCCAAGCCGTTGCAGGTTATTCAGAACGTCCTTGTATCATTGTCTGTGTCGTCGTGGAAGAGGGTGTTTGGGCGCCCCGTAACGATTCCCGGGGCGCCTCAGTCAATATGGAGGATGTTTCGGCCCATTACCAATGCACACGGTGAACAAATTATGAGGCCATGCGATAGGAAGAAATAATGGCACTTCCAGCAAAAAGAACTCTTGGTGAACTGCGTGCCGAACTTCGTGTGAGGCTAGGCTTTGCAGCCGTGGGTGCATCCGGCGGGCCCAACGACACGACACTGGACTCGTTTTTGAGAACGGCTCAGGAATACCTGTACTGGCAATATGAACTACCTGAACTGAGGACGTATTTCGATCTGAACATCGGTAAGGATCAGAACGTTCTAGACTATCCGGATACGTGCGAGCCCAGGAAGATCAAGGAGATCTGGGCCTACTATTCCGGGTGGTGGCACAAGCTCAAGGAAGGAATAAATTCAGACCATGAATCCACCATGGATACGTTGTCGTGGCCGATGCGGTTCGAGTTGCGAGATCAGATCAGGTTCTGGCCGAAATCGGATTCGACTTACAAGATCAGGATCGACGGGCTCATCCGTCTAAACAGATTCACTCAAGACTCTGACCGGGCGACGCTGGACGATCAGATCGTGTTCGATGTCGCCTTGATGAATGCGAAGCTGCATTACAGGCATCCTGATGCCCAGGCATATGCGGACCAGGTGGGGATCAGGTTGTCTTCGTTGAAGGCCGGCGCTCACGGGACACAGCGCTATTTTGCCGGTGAGGTTCAGCGGGAGACGATGCCGAGGCCGGTGCTCAAGACGAGTTGAGACGATGGACGAGCAGGCAATCAAGAAACTGTTTCATGAGGTTCTTGACGAGCGTGATCGGATCGACGCCGAGACACACCGAGAAGATCATGAGTGGATCCACGTCAAGAGAGAACGAGAAATGAGACGACAGAAGATCATCACCAGGGCACGTGATTCCGCCATTGGGACCATCATCACTGCCTTGATCATGGGAATGATCGGAGGCTTGGCGTGGATTGGGAGAATGGTCTGGGAGGGGGTGCACAGAAACCCGCCGCACTGATGCCTGCGATCACGTTCGACGTATTTGATGCCGGCCTGGATGTATCCAAGGGTCGAAGCGTTGCCGGTGCAAACCAGCTCCGGACGCTGACCAATGCCTATGTGACGACCGGAAAGGCATTGAGAAAGCGCCCGGGACTGACTAAGGTGGCGACGCTTGAGGCGGGCACCAAGGGCCTGGTCGGAGCCAAGGGGAAGCTGCACACGTTCTATGCAAAGGGATCAATCACTCATTCCAACACCCTGTTCCAGGCAAATTTCATCCCTCATCCGAACAACTCTGCGCAGGATGTCAATAAGATCCATTCCGGCACGGATTTCAACGGCTACATCTACGTGGTGGCGGAATATGACGACACCAACGTATACCATCACTACCTTGATGATCCGGGAGCGTGGGCGGCATCCACCGCATATAACCTGGGAGATTTTCGCCGGCCGACGACACCGAACGGATTCAGGTATGAAGTGACAACGGCCGGCACGTCGGGTGGATCGGAACCGGCGTGGCCCACTACAGTTGGCACGACGGTGACGGATGGCACCGTAGTATGGACGTGCCGATCGCACAATGTCACGGACGCCAACTGCCCGCAGTCCAAGGCGATTGCAAAGACGGCCCAGAAAATCTGGGCCATCGACAACGAAGTGGTGCGATTCACAGCAACCGCATCCCCGAGGGACTGGACCACGGCGAACGATGCGGGGTTCCTCCCTACCGGACTGCAGGCCCTTGGAGATCCAACGGCCACCGCACTGGGGACGTTTCGCAACTATCTTGCCGTGTTCGGCGGGGCATGGGTCCAGGTGTGGGTTGTCGATCCAGATCCGGCAAAGCACTCACTGTTCGACCAGGTGCAGGGACTTGGGACGACGTTTCCGCGATCGGTAGCAGATCTCTCTGGAGACAGCTATTTCCTGTCTTCACTAGGGTTCCGCAGCGTGACGCTGGCGTCGGCAACGCAGAACATCAAGGATCTGGACGTGGGCTCGGCCATAGACAAACTCGTTCGTCAGGACATCCCGGGCATGACCGATCCGGTCGGGATCTATTGGCCCGGCGGCGGGCAGTATCTGTGCGCGGACAAGACAACCGTCTGGGTCTATTCGTTCTCGCGAACCGCCAAGATTTCCGGATGGTCGAAATACACTCTTCCGGTGTCTGTGGATGACATGACCGTGCTTGGGGGCGATCTGTATATCCGGTCAGGTGACGAGGTCTACAAGCTCGACGATTCTGCATACACAGACAACGGTTCCGTATTCAAGGTCAACATCGATCTGCCATACATGGATATGAAATCTCCGGGCGTGCTCAAGCAGATCATCGGCGTGGATACCGTTGTGGACGGGTCCGGAAAGGTCGCCATCGCCTACGACGCCAGGGATACCACCCGGGTGACACAACAGATCGCAATCTCAGGAAACACACGTCCGGGAGACATTACTCCCGTGGAAGTATGCGCGACTGAGGCATCAGTCATGATCGAAAACGAGGATGACAAGGCATTCGAGCTGCAGGCGGTCACGATGTACTACGAAAACCTTGGGCCGGTATGATTGTCGAGGCGACACTGGCGCACTTGCTGTCCATCTGCTACAGGATGGAAGAAGAGCAACGCAGGGAATGGGCGCTGCTTTCGTGGTCTGGAAAGTTCATGCCTGATGAGGTGGCGATGAAAATTGCGCAGAACATGAGTGTTGGACTCGTGCTGCTAGACGACCAGAAGGTACCGCAGGCGGCCGGAGGGTTTTCGGTGGCACGACCTGGAGTGCTGGCCACGTGGATGGTGGGGACGGACGAGATGAACAAGCACATTCTTGAGCTGACCAGGGCTACAAAACGAGCCATCAAGGCCGCCCTGGAAGGGGATGAAGTCAAGCGCATTGAGACGGTATCATCAGTTGAGCACGAAGCGGCCCACAAGTGGTATCGCTTGTTGGGGTTGAACAAAGAGGCTGTATTGGCCGCATACGCCGGCGGGGTGGACTTTCTGATGTTCGGGAGGGTTGCATAATGTGCGGCGGAGGTGGCGGCGGAGGAGAACTTGAGCGCATCGAGGCGGAGCGCCAGCGTCGTATCCAGAACACGATCCGCGCAATCAACGAGGCGATGGGGATTACAACCGGGCCTGATATCGAAGAACTGCAAGCCCAGATAGACGCGCAACGAAGAACCGTCGAAGCTCTGAGGAAGCAGTCTCCAAGGATAAGTGATGCCGAATCTATTGTACGTGCCGTCAGGGATGACTCAGGTTTCGCGTCTGCTCAGAACAAGTTGGCTGAGCTGGAGTCCATGCTGCGCGCGAGGCAAACTGGGATTGAGCGTGCGAAAGAATATGAACAACAGCAGCAGGATGTGCTGGCTCGGCTGATGGAAGACTTGCAGACCCAGAAGAAGGATACCGACATCACGCTTCGCCAGGCCCTGGCAAGGCGTGGGTTGATCGGAGGGTCTGCCCAGATCGATGCCGGCGGCAGGGTACAGGAGAGATTCCAGCGGGGGCTGTTGTCTGCCGAAGGTATGGCCCAGGATGCCGCCAACCAGTTGAGGGCCGCGGATGAACAAGCACGACAGCAACTTCTGGGGTTGGCACAAAGCGGGCTCGACGCGACTACCGCCACACAGCAGGCGCTGGCTGCGCTCCAGTCCAATCTGTCCCAGGCCGAGGCCCAGGAGAAACTCGCCACTCTGGGGGACGTATTTGCCGGCGTATCTGACATCTATGCACTGGACCAGGTGCGGAAAGGACGTGAAGCGGCCAGGAGCGGATCGCTGACTTACTTCCCGCGCCGCGCCAGATCGACAGGACGAGTGACGGGGTATTGACCATGTGCACTGGCGGAGAACTTGCGCTCATACTCGGTGGAACGGCCTTGTCATACAAGGCAAATCGAGATGCCGTTCGCAGGATGCAGCGCGAATCGGAACGGGCGGCGCTCCAGCAGCTTCGCAGGACAGAAGAGGCCCAGCAGGCCATTGCCGGGCGAACCGAGGAGATCACACCGGAGGCGAGAGCTGAGAGAAAGCAGGAAATCGTCGAGGAGAGCCTGGGATCTTTCCAGAAGGCGCTCGATGATGCGGTGGCCAGGGGTGAGAATGTCGCCGGCCCTGAAGTATCAGGCGCCCTGTCGGACGCTTTCATCACTGGGAGGGCGCGCAGGACAGCAGAAAATCTGCGCAAGGCGTCCCGCATGGCCGAGCTGATTGCACGAATTCGTGGAGCCGGAGGATTACGGCAGGAAGAGGCGTTTGACGTTGCCGACCTTGCCGGCCGCCTTGGTCTGATTGCGAATTTTGCTGGCGGCGAGGGAGTTGTTGCTGAGAACAGGATCGCACAGGCCGGAAACCCTGATCCACTTCTGTCTGTCATAGGACAGGGGCTAACTGCATACGGAATTGGCAGGGCATACAGCAAGGCGTATACGGGCAAGAAAACGCCGAGCCTGACGGGCAAACAATATCCGGTCGGAAAGAGGGGCTTCTGATGCCGAGAGGAACAGCACGACTAGGGGAAGGACTTGGGGCCTTGTTCAAGACGCTCGGGGCGGGCCCGGCCTTGCGCCAGCAGGCCCAGGAGCAGAGGGAAAAGGATTTACTTTCTATTGCCCTTGGCCAGGCCAGGCTTGATAAAACAGGTTTGGAAGCAGATTTGCTTTCGGATCGGTATCAGGCAAGGCAGAACCTTGAGCAGAGTCTCGGCAAGCTGTTTGCTGGACGAGACATTGATCCTGGTGCACTGGCATCTGCAGCCCGCGCGGCAGACAGGTTGAGCTTGTCCGACATATCCAGGTTCACTGGCGGGGCCCAGGAGCAGGATTTCCGCAGACAGGCGGTAGAGGCCCTGTCTGGCGGGGATCCGGTGAGGGGGCAAGCGCTTCTCGCCGCTGGAGGACGTACACCACTGACCATGACCAGGGTGGGTGAAGACGTTGCGTACAATCCTCTTCTCCCTCCCCAAGAGACGGCGATCCGCGAACTCCCACAAGTGCCCGGACGGACGGATCGGACTGGTGGTGCGAGTGGTGTCAAGGCGCTGTCGTCTACCCTGGCGAAGGTGTTCATGGAACCAGTCTTTGACAGCGAGGGCAACCCTGCCATCAACCCGATGACTGGAGCACCGATCACGCAAATCAATCCGGAGAAACTGGCCGATTTCCTCATCTGGTGGCGTGAGTCCGGGATCAATGACATGAATGTTGCGTTGTCATCATATCTTCAGAGACAGCAATCCCAGGAGACCAAACCTGCGGACGTTGAATATGTCTTTGATCCTGCAACTGGAAAGCTGGTTCCGGTGACGAAGTAGACGAAGTAATGGCAAAGATCGTCAGCATTCCAGGAAAGGGCCGGATCAGGTTCCCGGATGAAATGACCGAGGACCAGATCCAGCAGGCCATCTATAACAACTTCCCGGACCTGAAGCCGGAAGAGGGATTTTTTGCGGCAACGGGAGACGTATTGTCCCGTGTCGCAGAATCAATCCCGGACATCGGGAGGCAGATGATCGGGGGGCTCAAGACCACCGCCGAAGTCGAGCGCCGTGAAGCCGTGCAGGACGTTCTTGACCGGGCTGGCCTGGTTCCTCCTCCACCTGGAATCGTTCGCAGGGAGGCGGAGCAGATAGCGGAATCGCAGATCACTGGCATGCCGCGCCGGTTTGGAACTGGCCTCATCAGGACAGATCCGCTGACCGGGGAGCCAATTAACCCTAATATCGAGGGGGAAGTCCCTGCCGAGGTGACAGTTCCGCCACAGCCCGTGATTCAGGACAAGGGCAGGCTGGCCACGTTCCTGCAATATCAACGTGAGCGTGATCTCCAGCCCCTGAGAGAGCTTCAGCGGGAGCTGAACAGGCCCCTGGCGGAAATCGTTGCCGAGATGCAGCAGATCGCGCAGAGGATCCAGGGGCGCCGTCCGGAAGGGGCAAAGGGTGTTGCGTATGACGTTCTGACGACCACGGCGAAGATGATCCCGTCCATCTCTGCGGGGTTGGCGGCCAGAAACCCCAATGTGACGCTTGGGATGATGTACGGACAGGTCTACGGCGAGAGGCTGGCTGATATGCTGTCACGGGGGCTTGATCCGGACACAGCCCGGGTGCAGGCGCATGCCGGCGCGGCCATCGAGACGCTGACGGAGAAAATCCCGCTTGACATTCTGTTCTCACGGATAGGTCGCGAAGGGATCAGGAAGTTGATCGATTTCACGGTCGCAGAGGGGCTCCAGGAAGGGGCTTCAAGCCTTCTTCTATCGGCATGGGAGAAGGGGACCATCGATCCCAACAAGACCTTGGGTGAAGCCCTGCGGGAAGCTGGCTATGAGACGCTGGTAGGAGGTCTGGCGGCGCCGCTGATTGGTGGGCCCGCCATCGTGGCCCAGAGAATCGGAAGGCGGCGAACACCGGATCAGGCGCCAGTAATCCAGGACCAGGATGTCAGAACCCCAGAGCAGATCCTTGAGGAACTGCAGCAGGCGGAGCCTGGGGCTCAGAGAGTAGATATTCCTGAAACCAAGACCCAACCCACGGCTGCGGAAATACAGCCTGAAACGGCTCCTGAGGCGGTCTCAGAACGTCCACCGGAACAAGTACAGACTAATGTTCCACGTGGAACATCCACGAAGATTTCCACACCAGATGGCATGGAAATAGAGGCAGGATATGATGTCGTTGAGCTTGACTCCCTGATCCCCTCACACAAGGAATCAGGTCGTCCAAACGAGGAATATCCGTCCTACCTGCAGCCGAGGCAGCGTGATCGGGTGGCGTCACAGGCGCAGATCGAGAAGATCGCAAGAACCCTGCGCCCGGAGCTTCTGGGAGAGAGTCCCTATGCCGGCGAAGGGGCGCCCATCGTATCCCCGGATGGCGTGGTGGAATCCGGAAACGGCCGCGTTCTTGCCCTTCGGAAGGCATACCGGATCGGGACCGGGGAGAAATATAAGCAATTCCTGAAAGATAATGCACAGAAATTCGGTCTTGACCCATCCCAAATTGAAGGGATGAAGAACCCCGTTCTCGTCAGGGTGAGAACAACACCCCTCTCAGAAGAACAGAGAGCCGCTTTTGCCCAGCAGGCCAACCGACCAACTGTTGCGCCCATGTCTGCGGCAGAACAGGCCAATGCGGATGCCCAGATTCTGACAGACGAGGACATCATGCAATTCCGGCCTGATGATGACGGCAACGTGCTCTCGCCGTCAAACCAGGAATTCATGCGCCGGTTCGCATCCAGAATAGGGCAGGATGCCGGCGGCCTCCTTACTCCTGATGGAAGGTGGACGAAGCAGGCCGCAGATCGTGTGACCGCGGCGATGTTTGCCAAGGCATACGATGATCCTAATCTCGTCCAGATCATGGCCGAAGAGGCCGATCCGGTCATGCGTAATGTCCTGCGGGCCCTGACCATCGCGGCACCGGATTTCGCGCGGGCCCGGGCACTGGCCCCCGATCTGGGCGGGATCGACCTCCCTGGAGCCATTGCCAAAGCGGCGGATCTGGTCAGGCAGTCCAGAACGCAGCGCCGGGCCCTGTCAGAAATTCTGGGGCAGCAAGGTCTTTTTGACCAAGGCATCGAGTCAGATGTGGCCCAGATTGCCCGCCTGTTCGACGAAAACCCCAGATCTCCGCGCCGCATGGCGCATGCGCTCAAGACCATGGCCCAGGCCCTCAATTCGCACCTCGAAGGGAGGCAGACAGCAGATCTCTTCGGGCAAGAGGCCCCTACGACAGAGCAAATAGTCCAGAGAGGGCAGGAGGCGATAGATGAAACACAAGGTACGCTCTTTGCAGATCGCAAGGTGGCTGAGGGCCGCCGTTCAGTCCGCGAACAAGATGAACGTCAACGAGCCGAAATTGACGCTGAAGGGATCAGGCGCCAGGTTGAAGAACTGACAAAGAACTGGAAGGGCGCCCCAGAGATAGTTGTCGTAGATCGGGTCCAGGATCTCCCGGGAGAGAATCCTCCGGACACGGATGGTCTCTGGGAAGACGGTAAGGTCTGGCTTGTCGCTGAAAACATCCCCACTGCCAAACGGGCCGTGGAAACTGTCCTTCATGAAGTCGTTGGGCATGACGGAATTCGTGGCCTTCTTGGGGACAGAATGAACAAGGTTCTGGATGGGATCTGGCAGGCCCACGAACAAGGGAAGCTGAGTGGACGCGATCCGTACTTCAACCTTGATCAGATCGCAAGAGAATACGAGATCGACACATCGACCGTTGATGGACGTAGAGAGGTAGCAGAAGAATACCTTGCACGACTTGCCGAGCGCGATGTGAGAAACAACTGGCTCACCAAAATCGTGGTCATGCTAAGAAACTGGCTGCGAAAGATCATGCCGTCGATGTCGTTCTCAAGGTCCGATCTGGTGGAGATTGTTGCAGAGGCAAGGAAAACGGTTGAAACCGGGAAGCCTGTCGAGAAAGGGATCGCATCGCGTCTGTTACGCAGAACGACTACTGAATCTCCCAGCGCACAAGAACAGGGCGTGGAGGATGAGAGGTTCAAGATCATGGGTGTAGAACTCATGCAGGACCTCGGAATAAATCCTCCACGCCCTGTTGTCCCAGACAATCACCCACTGCTGATTGAGACCATATCGAAACCTGGGCGGGATCAAATCCATACAAGAATCATTGAAAATTACATCTCCAAAATGCAGCCGGCAGAAGGTCAACCCGTAGCCGTTCTCATGGGTGGCGGTGGAGCCTCCGGAAAAGGGTTTGTGCTCAAGAGCCTGCAGGAAGCCGGAATGGTGCCCAGGGACGCCGTAGTCATCGATCCAGACGAGGTCAAGACACAGATACCGGAATACCAGGAATTGCTCAAGCGCAACGATTACCGGGCTGCGTCCGTTGTGCATGAGGAATCATCGCAACTGTCGAAAAACGTGCTGGATGAGGCGATCAAGCGCCAGTCCAATGTCGTTATCGACAAGACCATGGGGAACCCGGACAAGGCAGCCGCCGAGATAAAGCGCCTGAAGAACGCCGGATATAAGGTCATTCTGTTCGGGGTCTCTGCGGACACCCGCGTGGCCTTGGACCGCATGGCCAAGCGCTACCAGAGAACCGGACGATTTGTGCGTATTCCGGATATGCTGGCCGCCCACAAGGGCTTTTCATCAGGATTTGAACGTATAGCAGCCCTATCAGACGAAGCCTATCTGTTTGATACTTCTCAGGACAGACAAGCCCGCCTCATCGCAGCTAAAACTGATGGTGGTAGTCTGGATATTATTGACTATACCAGTTATAATATGTTCCGGAGGAAGAGCAGGATCAATCCAAATGCGCGACGAGTTGATGAAATTGAAGAAGATGCTGGAGGACCCCGACCTGCAGAAGCGGGCATTCGAGCAGTACCGCAAGGAGCAGGAGAAGCAGGAGGCGGAACTAAAGCGCAGGCTGGGGCTCAAGCACAACCCGCCAGTTATGTACCTTCCAAACGAGTAAAGCGTTCTATACGTCTTCAAGAAGCTGATCTTCCAGAAGATCACAATCTATATTTCGATCTCGGCATAAATCACGAGACGGTTCCGTTAGACAAGCTCAAGCTGTCCAAGGACGAGGCGGAACTGTCAGAGCGCGAAATGCGTGCCCTGGCGAACATGCTCAGGGCCGAGAAGGGAGAGATCCCAAAGCGCGAGCCCATCACGGTGCGCAAGGTCAAGGATGGATACGAGGTGCTAGATGGCAATGCCACCACGCAGGTACTGAAATCCGCCGGCTGGGAATCTGTGCCAGTTCGGATCGTTGACAAGCGCTACAGCAGGCCGAAGGAATCGATGTCTGACGCACTGTCTGAAGACAGAGACATTGATCGCCAGTCTTTTGCGAACTGGTGGAAGGAGAATGTCGGGGACAGGGTATGGGAGAAGCTGGACGCCGGTACCAAGGCGCTTCTTGGCAACAAGATGTTGAAGTCTGTTGGACTCAATTTGTACGAGGACGTTCCCAAGGAATTCAAGATCATGATGCGCCGGTTCCGTGCTCAGGTCATGGAATCAGGAGTTGTGGCGGAAGAATTCATGAAGGCGTCAAGGGATATGACTCCGCAAGAACGCGAGATGATCTCGGACTACATCGAGGGAGAACTGAAGGCCGGGGTTGTCCCCCCGGAAAGAATTGTCGAGATAGGCAACAGGATGCGGTCCGCCATGGATGCGCAGGCCGATGAGCTTGTCAAGCTCGGCATGTTGTCCAGGGAGTCACGTGAACGTTGGAGAGGAAAGTACCTTCCAAGGTACTACTCCAAGCATCTGTTTACGTCGCCATTCGATAAGATGCTGCGCGCGGCGTACAAGAAGATCGACGGCTCCCACCTCAAAGGACGTGGGTTGTTTGAAGCTGTCAAGAAACGGGATATAGAGAAATACAAGAAACTGGGGTGGGAAATCCGGGGCCAGGAACAGATCGACATCGGCAATCTCAGGGACGAGGATACTGTCATCATGTGGCGGGACTTCACGAAGAAGGAGCGCGAGCGCATGGGTGAAATCCGAGACGCCGCGTACAGATTTGCCAGGGGGTACGTGGAGATCCAGAAAGACATCGCCATGGGCCGGCTGTTCAAGAATGTCGCAGAGAGGATTGCACGTGATGTGCAGCCGGCGGAGGACTGGGTTCAGGTCCCGGATACCACCATTCCGAACACTGGCGGACTGAAGCGGTTTGGTGCACTGGCTGGGAAGTGGGTTCCGTCAGATGTCATGGCATCGCTTGAGGCGACCCGTGGAGAGACCTCGGATCTGATGAGAGCCTATCTTAAGGCCCTGTCGGCGTGGAAGGCCGGGAAAACTGCGCTTAACCCCGTGGTGCACGGAAACAACGTGATCAGCACCATCGTCATGGCTGACCTTGCTGGCGTGCATCTGTATACCAAGCGCGGGGTGGACTTGTACCGCAAGGCAATGCGGGAATACCTGAACAAGGGTAATGATTACCTTGAGGCGAGAAAGGCGGGGCTCTTCGGTACGGAGTTCTATGCGGCAGAGATCAAGGAAATGCTCCCGGAGCTGACGAGCGAGGTATCGCCGTCTGAGATCTCGTCGGCCATCATGAGAAGGATGACTAAGATCCTGAGCACGACAGGCAAGCCGGCAAAATGGTACATGCAGAAAATGTCTCGCCTGTACGAGGCCGAGGACCAGTTTTTCAAGATGCTGCTGTACCTGGACGCCAGAAGCCGCGGGGAGTCGGTGGACTCGGCAATAGACTGGGCGGAGAAATGGGTATTCAACTATGCGGACATTCCGCCCGGCGTGAGGAAGATCAAGACATGGGCACTGCCGTTCTTCTCGTACACCTACAAGGCTGTTCCTGCGTTGACCTATGCAGCGGTATATACGCCGTGGAGATTCGTGCCGTGGATTGCATTGTTCAACGGCATGAATTGGTTCGCGTATTCATGGTTGTTCGGAGCAGATGCAGACGACAAGGAAGAATTCGAGCGCAAGGTTATTCCGGAGTACATGCGCGGATATACAGTAATGCTGACGCCAAAGGTCGTTCGGTGGCCGGCAAATACTGATGACGGTCAGGCGTTGTTTCTTGATCTATCCCGCAGGATGCCGCTTGGTGACATATTCGACGCGAACAACCAGGCTGGTGGGTTGCCCATATTGCAGCCGCTGATGCCTAATAACCCGATTCTGAACATCATGGCTGGTATGATCTGGAATATCGACACCTTCACTGGAAAGAAGGTGGTCAAGGACCACGATGACGCATGGAATGCGGCAGTCAAGCGGTCGGCATGGATCTATCGCCAGCTTGCCCCGAACACGCCTGTTCTGCCCGGAACATATTCTTGGAACAAGGTGATGAACGGCATTGCCGCATCAACCGGTGAGCCTCTGGTTGTCGTACCAGGGATCGCGGAATATACGGGGAAGGATTACTTCGGCCGGGAACAGTCGTTGCCTCGGTCATTGGCGGATACGCTGACTGGCACGAAGATCCGCGCCGTGGATGTGGACAAGGAGCAGCGCATGAGAATCCTTGAACTCAATCGACAACTCAAGGGGTTGATGTTCGAGAAAGCATCCGTTGCTCGTTCAAAATCAAAGACTCCCAGGATCAAGCGCAAGGAGATTGACGACATCAACAGCAGGATTAAGATCATAAGGGACAAGATGCAGGAAATGAGGGCACGGTAATGGCTCAGGCGCCGAAATACGTCAAGGGAACAGATTTCTCGGACGAGGAATCAAGAAACGTCGGAGGTCGTTCAACGATCAGGACGGCAGCGTTGGATGCAGAGTTGGATGCCCTTGGGACAACAGCAAATGCGTTGAGAGACAATCTTGCACTGGTTCAGAGATCTGACGGACGTATCGCAGACGGTGTTGTAGAGCCGCACACTCTTTCAATATCGACAAAGGCACTTATCGGTGGCGGATGGAATCCGAGAGGTAACTGGACCACGTCAACGTCGTATGCCGTAAAGGATGTCGTGGAGTACAACAATAAAAGTTATGTATGCGCGACTGCGCACACGTCGTCGGCGGATTTCAACACGGATGATGCGGCCGGGTACTGGGTGATCTTGAGCGAAGTACAGGGAATAGCAGGGAATGTATCTTTTGATCCAACACCAACAATCAGCGCAACTAGAGTGCAGACTGCAATCGAGGAACTAGACGACGATCTCAGGCCGTCCAATGTTCAAATGTCTCATTATCATTTCAGGGGGCTGTGATGTTTAACCTTGCTCTTTTGACAGAGGCATACAGGAATAAGAGCGTGCCGAGAGTAGACGGCATATCCAGTCTTAGGGCAATAGCCCCAGAAAATGGCGAGTACATCTACTTGTCCTACCACACAACCGAAGGTGACGGAGGACACGGAGTATTCCGCGGTGTCACGGGAGCATTATCAGGAACCTACACGGACGATAACGGAATCACGATTGTCCCGACTGGCGGAAATGGATCTGCTGCATGGATTAGAGAGTTTTCTGGTGCTGTAAACGTCAAGTGGGTTGGGGCGAAGGGGAACGGTGCTACTGATGATACTACAGCGATACAGTCCGCGATAGATTATGTGGCATCTAATGGCGGTGGTGTAGTGTTCTTCCCTCAGGGGGAGTACAAAGTAACTAGCATTACTCTGAAAGAAAACGTGTCTCTTAAAGGACAAAAGAGTGTTTCTGGATTAACTACAGAAAGCACTTGGCTTAATGGAACCACAGGATATAACGTGATCACCATTGCTACTCCGCAAGCTGGTGCAAGCACAACAAACATGGAGATAGATGGCGTCTCAATTACAGGGGGCGATAGAGGAATTGTGTCTTATGAACAGACAGTATGGTTGTCTGTCAAAAATCTGCGTATTTATAGTCCTGTGTATGAATGTTTCCACGTTAAAGGATTCATGCAGGATTTATATATTGAAGAAGTTGATTTCTTAGGCGGCACATACGGGTATAGGCAGGAAGCTGTTACAGGCCCAGTGACAGGTGCAACGAGCCTTCTTGACAAGTCGCTGTTCTCTCATGTTCGAGCGTCTGGTCAATCAGAAAACGGGATTAGAATAGAAGCATCCTACTCCAACAGTGTTACTTTGTTGCGTGTGACATGCAACAACACCGGCAGACATGGGATGTATATTGATGCAGGTGTCTCGCAACTTCAGATAATAGATGCGAATTTTGAAGCCATTGGCTATTCTGATCGAGGGAAATCTGTTCGATCCACAGGTAGCATATCGTCAGGTTCTACTACACTAACTGTGTCAACCACGGGATTCCAAAACGGAGACATATTGACTATAGCAGGTGCAGGTCAGTATGGGAGAGATCTCGAAGCTACTGTTGTGTCGGGAGGAGGAACTACAACACTTACTCTGAGTGCTTCCGCGTCTACAACTGTGTCTAATGTAGAAGTCATTAATGACAGGTATGACTGTATCTTTATAGATAATACTAACGGCAGTAACTCTGGCATAACAATTATCGGGATGGCCGGCACAGATGGTGTCGCCGGTGCATATACAAGATATGGAATTAATGACCAGACAGGTGGGGCCACGCAGCTTATCGGATGCAACCCGGTGCGCCCCGCGTACGACCCCAGCCTGTCTATACGTGTGTTTGGCGGGCAGGTGGATCACAGGGTCCCGTCTAGTTTAAGCATTTACAACTTCCTGGCGACGACGCTCCCGTTAAAGGGGCAACGCGCAGTAATCGGTAGTCCGAAAGGAGGAGACATAATTCTCGGACTGGAGGATTCAAACGCTAATGGAACAGGAAATACCGGGAGTGTTCAAATACGATTACACAACGCAAACAGAACTAGAGTGCTGCAAATAGACGGAACAACCAGTCCGCCATCAAACCAAACTGTCATGGTTTTGGCATGGCATGATGGCACAGCATACAGATTTGACCGTGTGGCAGTAGGTCCAGCAGACTCGGGCGGTGCTGGGTATAGAGTGCTAAGAGTGCCTAACTAATATGATTTTTCTATCCGCAGGCCACCATCCATCAAAACCTGGAGCATGTTTCGGATCGTTCTGCGAGCATGACGAGGAGTAAAGATAAATGGCTCAACCGCAATCATATACTAGACTCACTGATTTCTCTGATGAGGAATCCAGGTCTGTATCTGGTCGATCAACAGTGAGAACATCTGCGCTGGATGCGGAATTGGATAATATCGCCACGTCTCTTAATCAGGTCGTTGCTAACCTTAAAATCATACAGAGAAGCGATGACAAGCTGGCAGACGCGGTTGTTGAGCCACACACGTTCAATTCTGCATCGCTTCTTCTTATGGGTTCAAAGTCGTGGTCTGTCAAGGGACAGTGGGCATCGTCAACGTCGTATTCGGTTGGAGACCTTGTTGAGTATTCAGGAGAGTCATATGTGTGCTCGGTGGCGCATACATCAAGCGCCAACTTCACGGCAGATGATGCCGCAGGATATTGGGTGCAAGTATCGAAAAACCAATCGGCATCAAGCACATCGTTTTCCCCAACCACGACGATTTCATCTTCAACAGTGCAAACAGCGATTGAGGAAGTAGACAATGAGCTGCGTCCTCTTGTCATGATCAACGCCAGAGAAACGCTAGGAGGGTTATGAAATGGCAACACAACCGCAGTTCCCGGGCACCATCAAGTCAGCGGCTGTTCAAATCGCCAGTGCAGACGGTACCAATTTCAAGGATTTGTTTACTGCAGGAGCAAGCGGCTCCAAGGTGGAATCAATCAGTGCCTGTAATACGGATGCAGCAAACGCATATGTGATCCAGTTCGCAGTAAATGTTGGCGGCACGGACTACGTCATCGGGGAGGTCAACGTTCCCGCAGGGGCCGGGACCAATGGGACCACGAAGGCGGTCAACGTTGTTAACCAGACAGATCTGCCATGGGTCAAGGACGACGGCGTGAGGACATACATCTACCTTGCAAACGGCGACAAGCTGCGAGTGAGAAGCAAAACTACCCTGTCCGGGTCGAATACCGTTGATCTGTTTGTTCAGGCTGGCGATTTCTGATGTTTGACCCAATCCGACTTCTATACAAGAAGATCACAAAAGTTGCCGGTGCAACATCCGGCAATATACCAATCTTGTCATCTGATGGGTCATTATCAGATTCTGGTGTACCTCCATACGGGCAATTGTCGAATGTCGTGATATACAACACGCCTGGAACGTACTCATACAATCTTCCATCGAACGTGAAGTATGTTATTGCTGCCGTGTGTGCTGGTGGCGGAGCGGGAGGTGGTGTACCAACGACTGCCGCGGGCCAATACGCTGCGGGTGGAGGTGGAGGAGGGGGTGGTACAGCAATCGCGGTAATATCATCAACTGCGTTATACACGACAGCGTCTATAACCGTTGGTAGTGGAGGGACTGGAAATGTTGGAGCAAATGGGGGAGATGGAACTGATTCAATAATCACTGTTGACGGCTTAGGCCTGATTCAGGCATACGGTGGGAAAGGAGGATTCGCTGGGACTGCGACGACATCCACGTCAGCAACGAGCGGAGGTGCTGGTGGAGGAGCATATACTGATACTGCCAAGGTACAAACGACCATTCTGTTGATTGGGGGGCAATATGGAAAAAGCGGAGTAGTCGTTCCTGGGTCAGGGTTGTATTATGGTGGTGATGGAGGAGATAGCTACTTTGGAATTGGATCTATCGGGAAACAGATTGTTCAGGGATTGGGTATACCTGGTAGTGGGTACGGATCCGGAGGGGCTGGATCTGCGGCAGGACAGAATAGTGGATCTGCGTATTATGCTATAGGTGGTAGCGGCGGAATAGTGCTCATTTACGAATACAAGTAGCGTCCATATTAAATCTCCAGCCTCTCATATACCGCCGGCCCGCCCCACGGGGTCAGCAGACAGATGGCCGATGGGCCGGGCGGTGAGTCTCCGGGTGTCCCGTCAGGCCGCAAAAATCTGATCCGCCTCGTCGGCATCATGATCAGTGATGCCTGTGGATCGATGTATTCCTGCCACCAGGTGGTATCTGGCGCATGGGGTACGAGACAGGCGATCATGTGCCTGTTGTTTGCCAATCTCATCGCCTCCGAAGTCCACCTCGACAGATTGCCGCGAGAATACGGAGGGTTCATCCACGCGATGCCGGGGCCCGTCTCCCCTGTGATAAGCGTCATCCACTCTGCCCAATCCTGACTCATCGCATCCTCGCGCACGCCGCCAGGTCCAAACCATGTGCGTGCCTTTGTGCTCGAACGAGTTGAGCACACATCAAGAACGACAGGCATCCCGATTCGGTCCACAACCGCATCCACGACTTCCTGCGGAGTCTCCCATAGGTCCTTGTCGTCGATGGGAGTGTTGGTTGTGGCGTGTGGTTTCATAGTCTCTCTTCCCTCCGCCTCAATGT